GACGACGAGCAGGTCCGCCACGGGCAAAGCCCGGGGCGTCAATCGCCCCCGCCAAGACGGCCTGCTTCATCCACGCCGCCCACACCGGACGGCACATCTGATGCACCAGGACACCGTGCTGCACCATCTCGCAGCGGCGTCGGAACTCCAGCATCCCAGCCCTAATGGACGAGTAGTTCACGCCCGTCAGATCGCCCGTCAGCTGCTCATAGGTCACGCCAATGGCAGCTGCTACCGCCCGAAACTGCGTGCGCAGGAACTCCGAGTAGGAGCCACCGACGTCAGCGGGGTCGGAGAACTTGATGTCCTCCCCGGGCTCAAGGATCTGAAGCGTCCCGGGCTCAAGTCCGGCGAGGGCAATACCGTTGGCGTCGGCTGCGCCTTCGCCCATCAGGTTGTCCTCGGGGTTCTGACGGGTCACGAAGCCGGCGAACATCGCAGCGGTCTTCTTTCGCACGAGCTCCGCGTCGTCGTACTGGTCGAGCTCGTTGAGCTTCACGAGGGCTCGCGACAGCCAGGGCTCTCCCCGGATCTGGCCGGGACGCAGCACGCGGTACAGGTGAATGATCTCGGCCGCCGGGATTCGGATCGTGTCGATGCCCCCTTGGCCTGACATCGGCGCTAGGCGCCCGTCTTCAGGATGGGATCGGTACAGGTGGTAAGCGACCCTGCGCCCCAGACTGTCGAACTCGATGCCGCACCGAACCACGTTGCCTGAAGGCAAGTCCGTGTTGAGGTTGATCGGCAGGTGCTCAGACTCCAGCAACTGAAGCTGCAGGGGAACGACCAGACCATCCTCCGGACGTCGTGGTCGCAGCCGAATGAGGCACTCGCCGCCCTCCATCATGGCGCGACACGCCAGCGCCTGCAGCCCGTAGAAGTCGGTCTGGCCAGCGGCGTCAGCTTCCTCGGTCCAGTCGCGCCACAGGGCCTGCACCTGGGTCTTGAACGCCTCGTCCGTGGACAGGCTCTGGGGCTTGATCCCAGTACCCACGGCATTGGCCACGAAGGCCTCGATGCCGGATTGCGCCCAGGCGTTGCGGCGGACCAGGTCGCGGCTCTTGACCCGCAGCTCGGCGCTGGTGGCCAGCATGGCGGCGACCGCCCCGGGGTTGCCGGGCATCCAGGCCACCGAACGCCGTCCCCGTCCCGCAGCCTCATGGGCGGGTGGCTGACTGAAGAGGCTCTTGAGTCTCGAGTACCAGGCCATCAGAACCCCTTGGAGGTCGTCACCCGGATCTGGCGCGGAGCACCTGGCATCAGCCCGGTCTCGGCCGCTTGCTGCAGCAGTCCCCGGCGCACTTCGCGGATAGCGGTACGAAGCTCCTCCACCGTCCTGTACTCCACGGTCTTGTCGCCGAAGGTCACGCGCTTTTCACCCTTGGCAAGGGCCAACTGGAGAGCCTGGAGTTGGACTTCCGTGTAGGCCATCAGCGGTAGACCACGAGGTTGATTTCGGAGGAGTCGTCGAACGAGGCCTGGGCGGTCGCGCAGGAGATGTCGACGAACTGGTCGGTCTTCAGGTCCGAGGTCGATCGGACGATGGCCGCGCGTTGGGTGCCGCTGTTGGTGCTGCTGCGCACGAGTGCCGTCCAGCAGTAGCTGGCGTCCGGAAGGACGACTGCAAAGTGGATGCGGTAACGGCCGACGGCCGTGCGAACCACGCTGGCCACGTTGTAGGCGCCAGCGATGACCACCTCGCCATTGACGTAGCCAAAGCTCACCCAGGCCCGCGCCACTCCTGGATGGTCGGCATCGATCTTGGACTTCACCTCGATGCCGATCCGGCTGGCCAGGGCAGCGATGGCTGAACTCAGGCTCATCAGACCAGGGCGCCATCAAAGATGGCCACGAAGTCGGTGTCTGTGTTGCCGACGTCCGCACTGGCCACTGCACCGATGTTGGTTCGGGCCTGCAGCTGCTCAGCCACGGTCAGGGTTTGCGCTGCGTCGAACCGAACCCGGTAGTTGATGGCCACCAGCAAGGCGTCCAGACCGCTGGTCCCGTTTTGCAGCAGCTGCTGGATCTCCACCAGCGTGTCGTAAGCAGCGTCCGCGCCGCCCAAGATCTCCGCCTTCAGCGCATCCAGCAAGGTGACGATCTTGTTGGACGAGTAGGTCGTGGTGGTCGCCACTACCGCGTCATCAATCGCAGTGGCCGTGATGAGGGCGGCCTTGAGCTCGTTGATGGCGGCGACCAGGCTGGACTTGTCCGCGGTGGACAAGCTGGCCAGGTTGCCAGCAGTCGCCCGGACATCGTTGAACTCCTGGGCGACCCGGATCACCAGGCTCTCGATGCGGGTGGCAAGACTCATGAACGGAACTCCTCGGGGTTAGGACATCAGGACAGCCAGCGGCTCTTGATGACACGCCGCCTTGATGCGGTTGCAGAAACAGAGAGGCCACCTCGGTGGGTGGCCTCGTCTGGCTCGAAAACTTGAATCGGTGCTGGCTGGTCCGGAGGACCCGCCATCCCGAGTTGGCGCTCTAGTTCCCGCCAGTGGCGGTCCTCGAAGCGGTCCAGCCCGGCACTTGATGCGGCGGCACGGGCGTAGACGTAGCAGTCGAGCGCCTCGTTGCGCTCGCGAATCTTTTGCCACTCCCGGACGGGGAATCCGTTGCGGTCGCGGCGCGTGATCAGCTGCTCGGCGCACAGTTGCTGGATGAACTCCGCGTCGATCTTGGGCAGGTGCACGTAGCCCACAGGAAAAGCCGTCTGGACACCGTCCTCGCCCACGTCCGCGCTCTTGCGCAGGTTGTTGTAGAACTCGAGCTTGGCGATACCGACCGCCACCGAATACACCTTCACGCCTCGACGCAGCTTCTTGCCCCCTTGGCTGACGTCCACGGCCGTCGGCGTCCCGATCAGGGCTGCCCCACGGGCCACGCCCTTGACCGCCATCACCCGCGAATCTCGACGCGATCGCACGAAGGCATAGGCTTCCTGCGTCGCAAAGCCGGTGTCGAGTGCGAATCGGACCAGCGGCATGGCCGCGCCCGATGCGTGGGTCCAGGTCTCGTCCAGCATGTCGGCCAGACTGCTCCACACTGCATCGCGGGACGTGTCGCCCATCAGCACCCGGTGCTCGACCAGCCAGGACTCCTTGCCTCTGCCGAACGCCCAAACGGATGCCTCGATCCGATCCTTCTGCACGTCGGCGCCGCCCACCAGCAGCAGTCCACCAGAGGGGACTGTGCCGACGGGGTAGTCCTCCCGCCGCTCGATCAAGCGCTGCCAATCGGGCGCTTCGCCTTCCTCGACCCAGGTCTCCCCGAGTTCGGTGTTCTTGAACGTCTTGATGGCAGCGGCAGACCCGGACTCCTTGCTGACGGCTGCCTCCCATGCGGTGGCGATGTCACTCCAACTGCGCCAACCGACGGGGCTGTACAGCGAGGACAAGTGAAAACCCGCCGTCTTGCCGTTCCCATCGGGAAACATCGCCCGCCACTCGCCGTGCTCCAGCATCCAGGACTTGTGATGCTCGGCAATTGCCGTGTCACATGACTCGCAAACGTAGGCCGCTGTCTCCGGCGCGCCCTTTTCCCAGCGCAGTTGCTCGAACCGCAGCCATTGCCGATGACTGCAGTGCGGGCACGGCACGAAGTAGCGCCGCTGGTCACTGGCGTCGTACTCCCGTTCGATCGAACTCGCCCCAGAGATGGTCGGGGTGGAGACGATGAAGATCTTGCGGCGCGCAAAGGTTCGGGTGCGTGCCTCGGCCAACGAGATCGCATCGCCCTCGCCCTCGACGTCCAGCGGATACCCGTCGACCTCATCAAGGAACAGGTAGCGCACCGGCATCGATCGCAAGCCGACCGCGCTGTTGGCGCCGGTCATCACCAGCACACCACCTCGGAACTCCTTGGCCAGGATCGTGTTGCCAGAGTCGCGACTGCGCGCCGGAGCGATCAACTCAGCCAGGACGCCAGACTCCTCGATCAGCGGGTCGATCCGTTGCTTGGAGTTGCGCTTGGCCATCTCCACCGTCGGCCACACCGCCATCATCGGACCGGGGGCGTGGTGGATCACGTAGCCGATCCAGTTCGAACCCATCTCCGTCGCGCCAAGCTGAGCGGCCTTCATGAACACCACACGTTCGACCGGTGAGGTCGGCGACAGGCAGTCCATGATCGCCTTGAGGTACGGCGTGCGACTGGTACGCCAACGGCCCGGTTCGGCCGATGCCTTGCTCGACAGAACGCGGTGGCGATCGGACCACTCGGACACGGTGAGCAACGGATCGGGCGTGAGCCCCTCCCGCCAAGCCCGCTCTACTTCCTCGGCGCCTTCGTAGTCGAGATCCATCATCAGTCGACCCGCGGGCGCATGTCGCCAAGTTCCTGCAGGTGCTCGCGCACGGCAGCCTCTAGCGCGACGTGCATCGTGTGCGGCTCGATGCCGAGCCTGGCGGCCATCTGCGCAGAGATTCGCGCCGGCCAGTTAAGCCATGCATCGCGTTCGGCCCGTGCGAGCTTGAACACGTGGGCGATCGCTTGCGGGCGATCCACCAGTTCACCTTTCAGTCGGGCCAGCCGCACCTTGTTGGTCTGTGCCTTCACCACCTCGTTGACGGTGCGCGCCTGAAGCAGCGACGTTCCGCCCGCGGGCAGCGCGGCGCCACCACCGCTGCTCGCATCGACGGCCTCCGGCACGGCGACCTTGATCGCCTTGGCGCGCGTGCCTCCTTTGGGCGGCTCCGCGTTGCGCACCCACTCGCTGTCCGCGCGGCCAATGTCGATGGTTCCATCGGCCTCTGGCGTGATTCGGCCGGCCCGGATCGCCTTATGGACCGCGGTGTCGGTCACACCCCGATGTCTGGCGTATGCGCGTATCGAGATGCCCATCGGGAGGTTCCCGGACCTTTCAATCTTTAAGTGATGAGTTGCGCAGATATCGCTTGGCTTCAGTCCCAAACAGAGCGTGAATGCTCCATGTCGCAACCCAACCCAATCAAGGAGCGCACCGTGACCAAAACCAACCTCTCCCCTGCACAGCACGCCATCCTGGCCTACGCACACCAGCACGCAGCCGGCCGAATCGAATGGTTCCCCGAACACATCAAGGGCGGCGCCCGCGCCAAGGTGCTCGATGGGCTTCGCGCCCGGGCCCTGATCGAGCAGGCCGGCGCCGACCTGGTGATCGCGCCCGCGGGCTACGCAGCCCTAGGCGTCGAGCCACCCAAGGTCGAGGCTCCTGGCACGAATGCCGCGGACACCGAGCCCGCGCAGCGCCGTACGCGCGACAACAGCAAGCAGGCCCAGGTGATCGCGATGCTCAAGCGCCCCGAGGGCGCCACGATCGCGCAGATCTGCGAGGCCACGGGCTGGCAGCAGCACACGGTTCGCGGCACCTTTGCCGGTGCCTTCAAGAAGAAGCTCGGCCTGGCCTTGGCCTCGGAGAAGGCGCAAGGCGGCCAGCGCATCTACCGGATCGCGGCATGAACCCGGTGGTATCCCAAGACGCCACCACGCCCGCACGCCAGTCCGTGACCATCGAGTTCGATGGCCGGCCCGTTCAGGTCGAGGACATCGGGCTGCACCTGGCCTTCACCCGCAAGCCTGCGCGGCTTGCCGAGGTGGGCGGTGCCGGGGATGGACCAGCCGAGCCCGTCTTTGTCACCGAGACGATCCGCTTGACTTCGTCGGCCTTCGATGGCTTCGCCATGCACTTGCTGGCCTCCCAGCCTTGGCTGGCTGGCAAGGGCGGGTACGCCCAGGACCGCCGGCTTTGCGTGGAGGTCTGCGCGCCGGATCGGCCGACCCTCTTGGTCGATCCCTCGGGCGGGGATTACGCACGCTACGTGGCCAGGATCTGGTGACCGAAACTGTCCTTGGCTCTAGTCCGCCCGATTGCCAGGGGATGCAAACGTGGAGCCGTCTTCACTTTCCTAACCCCGAAGCTAAGGCGGGTTCGGAATCAACCTGTGCTTGTCCGGTGTCGAACGGTTCACCCGTGACGCCGTGAACGGCGACCTTGCCCGTCCAGTCCTGCCAGCGCCGGACGATGACATCGACGTACTTCGGATCGAGTTCAATCAATCGCGCCTGGCGACCCGATTTCTCAGCAGCAATCAACGTCGTTCCCGATCCTCCGAAGGGGTCAAGAACCAGGTTCCCAGGCCTGCTCGAATTGCGGATCGCGCGCTCGACCAACTCCACCGGCTTCATCGTCGGGTGCAGGTCGTTCTTATGAGGCTTCTTGATGTTCCAGACGTCCCCCTGGTCACGGTCGCCGCACCAGTGGCGCTGCGCCCCCTCCGGCCATCCGTACAGGATCGGCTCGTACTGGCGCTGGTAGTCGGCGCGGCCCAGCGTGAAGGTGTTCTTCGCCCAGATGATGAAGGTCGACCATTTGCCACCTGCGGCGCGGAAGGCGGCCTGCAGCACGTCGAGTTCGCTGGAGGACATCGCCACGTATATGCCGCCCCGGCAATGGGCGACGGTCGGCGTCAGCGCCGCCAGCAGGAAATCGTAGAACCCGTCACCCAGGTTGTCGTTCAGGATCGCTCGATCCTTGCCGCGCATCTTGTCCTTGGCACTGTTGGCGTAGTTCACGTTGTACGGCGGATCGGTAAAGACCATGTCCACCGGCTCGCCGTCCAGAACTACCTCGTAGCTCTCGGCCACGGTGGAATCACCACAGAACAGCCTGTGGCTGCCCAGAAGCCAGATGTCGCCAGGCCGGGATAAGGGCGCATCTGGCACATCCGGTACAGCATCGTCCTCAGTCTGCCCAATCCCATCGGGCTTATCGCCCACCAACAGTTCGGCGAGCGCATCGGCGTCAAAGCCTGTGAGAGACAGATCGAAGTCGGCGTCCTTCAGATCGGTCAGCTCAAGACGCAGGAGCTCATCGTCCCATCCAGCGTTCTCGGCAATCTTGTTGTCCGCAATGATCAGTGCGCGGCGCTGGGCGGGGTTTAGGTGATCCAGCACGACGACCGGCACGAGGTCCAGCCCCAACTTCTGGGCAGCAGCCAGCCTTCCGTGCCCGGCCACGATCACGCCGTCACCGCCCGCAAGGATCGGGTTCGTGAAGCCGAACTCCGCAATCGAGGCAGCAATCTGCGCCACCTGCTCCGGGGAGTGGGTCCTGGCGTTGCGGGCGTAGGGAATTAGTTTCTCAATCGGCCACTGGGCGATGCTTTCGGCAAGCCAGGAACTCATTGGGCTATTCCTTCGTACTTCCAGGCGGAAA